AACAACTTTTTTTCTCATTGGTAATTCAACAATAAAATGACCATTACTGTCTGGTGCTTCTTTAATTTCTTTGTAATTTAATTTAGTTAAATTAACAACAGTTTTAAATGGATTACCATTTCTTGGGTCAGTTACTTGTACTGTATAATCTGAACCATAACTTGAACTACGTAAAAATAAAATAATTGCATTACGGTCACCAACAAGTAAATTTTCAGGATTAACATCAGCAGTTTTGATTTTACGTTTAAGAAGTATATCCAGAATTGCCCCACTTTCAATTAAAGAAGGTGTTGTAAGCATATCTTCATCTTTTGAAGTCATATATTCCACAGCAACTTCAGAAAGACCATTTGGATAAAACAATCCCCTTGAAGGTAATTTAACAATTTCATATGAAGTCATTAAATCAGGGTCGGTTTCCCTTGACATAGTTCTTTCAAATTCTTCTTGATTAAATGCCTTTGGTTTTGGAATCGAATCAGAAATTACATTTGATGAAAATTTTGATTCATTTGATAATGTATCATCATTACGCATTTCTTTATACTTTTTTAGTACCTCACTAATACTTTCTTTTTGTGGTTTTTGTCCTTCGATGCTCATTTTTATAATTTTTTATATTTTATTATTCTTTTCGATAAATACTGAAAAAAAAATTTTAACACGAATTCAAGATTTTAAATTAAGATACGTATTAATTTATATAATTAAAAACATTTAAAATATAAACTTTAGTTAAAGTAAAACATTAATTATTTTTATGAATAAAGACAGATTTAAAGAACAAAAAGAATTTGAAGAATTAATTTCTGTAAATAATGGTGATGAAATATCGAGGGTTAAAAGTGAAATAAGTAAATTATTACCTAATGACATTAAAATTATTGCTAAAAATGAAAGTCAGAAGAAATTAATAAATTCAATAAAAAATAATGAGATTACTATTTGTGCAGGTCCTGCTGGAACAGGAAAAACTTTTGTTGCTGTTGCATATGCATTAAGTTTATTAAGAAAAACAACAAATCGTTTTAAGAAAATATATCTAGTAAAATCAGTAACAACCCTAAAAGGTGAGGAAATTGGATTTTTAAAGGGTGATATGAAAGAAAAAATTGAACCTTTTATGTGGAGTTTTTATATTAATATGGAAAAATTGTTGCTGGATACTGCAATTAAATCTTTACTTGAAAAAGATATAATTAGACCATTTCCTCTAGCATATATGCGTGGTGCTAGTCTTGATGATTGTATAATTATTGCAGATGAAATGCAAAATGTAACATTAGACAATTCAAGAACACTTTTAACTCGTATTGGTAGTAACTGTAAACTTATACTACTTGGTGATATGAATCAAATTGATTTAAAAAACAAAAACGAAAGTTCTTTAGATGTAATTCTTGATATATTTAATGATGTTGATAATATGGGTGTTATTCAAATGTCAGAAGAAGACACCAATGTTAGAAATCCTCTCATTACAGTAATTGAAGCCAAATATAAGGACTTTCATGAAAATAAGAAAAGAATTGCAATGATTGATGCTGCAACTGGAAATACAAAAGTTGTTACAAAAAATAAAATGTTAATAACAGAATCGAATAATGGAGAATAATGAAACAAAAATATTGGTTATTTATGTTGGTGTTGCTGGAATTCGTATGGAAGATATTCAAGATTTTGTACGAAAACTAACCGCAAAAATTACTCCAAGTACCTTTCAAGGTGAAGTAATTATAATTCCAACACAATCGGTTGATACTAGAATTGAATGTATTAATCCAAAATATATTACAGATGCTGAATTAGTAAAAGAGCATACTGATTTAATGGAAAAATTACAAGAAAAACTTCAATATCAATTGAAGGTAATAAAAGCAGAAAAGGATGAGCAAAGTTAGAGTAGGTATATGTATTGATGAAATAATAAGAGCAAAGTGGCTTCAATTTGACAGATTTTACGTACAGGAATTTGGTGAAGAAGGAGTTCCCGCACAACCATATGTATACGATTTTTTCAACAACTATAAGTTTGTTGATACAGAAGAAGAAATAAAAGAATTACGTGAACCAGAAGATACACCAGAAACAATTAACCCAATTGATTATCAGATTGATGAAAAAACTGGTGAAGCATTAGCAGATGCATTCTTATTTAAAAAGACTGAAAAAATTAAAATTTCAGCAAAAGAAGTTTATAATCGTTTTATGTATGAAGATTATTTATTTGAAATACATGGTGCTGCATCTATGATGTATAAAAACATGGATGTTCATGTAAATAAATTCTTAAATAAGTATGGTAATACTGCAAATTTCACAATATTATCCATAGAAAATAAATTCAGTATACCCCCAACACTATTCTTTCTAAGTAAAACATCTTGTCGATTTAAAAATTATCGATTTGTTGATAAAGCAATTGATATGTGGAACGATATTGATGTTCTAATAACTACTGACCCCGAATTATTAAAATTAGGTGCTCCTTGGGGCAAAAAAATAATTAAACTAAATAGACCTTATAATGAAAAAATAAAAGCAGGCACTATTGAAGTATTACAAATTGCCGATTTAATCGGCAATCCTAAATTCGAAAAAATAATTAAATATAAAAACAAGTAAAAATGACAGAAGAACTAAACTTATCAGCACAACAGGCTGAATTTGAAAAGGTTCAAAAGATAAAACAATCTTTGAATAATATTGTAAATAAAAAATCTAAATTTTTATTCTGTGTACCAGAATCACAAAATCCTGCTGCAAGTGTATATGAAATTTATTTTCATGCAACTATAGTAAAAAACATGGGATATAATGTTATTATTATGGTTGAAAAGGGTGATTATGCTATTCCTAATTGGATTGAAAAAGAATTAACCAATTTCAAACATATTCCAATGTCAGACACTAAACTTTCAGTAGGTCCTGAAGACGTTATGATTATTCCAGAAGTATTCACAAACATAATGGAACAAACAAAAAATTTGCCTTGTGTAAGAATTGGGTTGCTACAATCAGTTGATTATATGATAAATTCGTTAATACCGGGTACTGATTGGGCATCTTTCGGTATTCGTGATGTTATAACAACATCTCAAACAATTAAAGAATGGATGGAATTGTTTTATGGCCAAGGTAAATTTAATATTCATACATATAATGTCGGAATTCCAGAATATTTTGAAAAATCAACTATTCCACAAAAACCAATTATTTCAGTTGTTGGTAGAAATCCAAATGAGATTTCAAAATTTGTTAAACTATTTTTTAGTAAACATCCACAGTATAGTTGGGTAACATTTGACCCAATGTTGACTAAGAGTAAGCCACCACAAGCAATGCGTAGGGTTGATTTTGCAAAAAGATTACAAGGTAATTTTGCTGCAGTTTGGATTGATAGAATATCAAGCTTTGGTACATTTCCTCTTGAATGTATGAAATCTGGTGTAATTCCAATTTGTTTAAAACCAGATATTATGCCTGAATACATGATTGAAAGGGATGAAAATGGTAATCCTGTTAAAGCAGTCGATGGTGCAGGAGTATGGACTAATAATTATTATGATTTACCAATATTGGCTGGTGAAGTATTAATTAAATTTTTGGATGATAGTATTACTCCAGAGTTTTATGAAACAATGAATAAAGTTGCGTCAAAGTATACACAAGAAGCAAGTGAAATGAGATTAATTGAAATTTATACTGAATTAATTAATCAAAGAATCAACATGTTTAACGCAGTACTTCAACCAGTTGTTGAACAAAAATAAAAATAATGATAGATTTAAATTAAAATAAAATGAATATTACAGTAATAATTCCAATACATGAATATAACGAAAAAACTACTAGTCTTTTAGATAAAGCAGTTGAATCAATTACCAAACAAGAAAATATTGATAGTTTACCAAAAGTAATTATTGTTTATGCTGCTGCAATTGAAAATGAACTGATGAACAGTCCAATTATAAAAACGATGGATTCTTTATCACCAATGTTTATTAAAAATGAAGGTAATACAGATTATCAATCACAAGTTAATCTTGCAGTAAATTCAGTAACTACCGATTATTTCTCGGTACTTGAATTTGATGATGAGTATGGTATTACATACTTTAAAAATGCAAATCAATACATTAGTTTATATCCCGATATTGATGTGTTTCTTACAATGATAATTGAAGTTAATGAAAAAAATGAAGGAATTAAATTAACTAATGAAACTGTATGGGCACAACAGTTTGTCGGTGAAAATGGTGAAATGGGTTATTTAAATATAAATTCATTAAAACAATATACTGATTTTAAATTGTCTGGTGCAATTATTAAAAAATCTGAATTTATTAACGTTGGTAAATATAAATCAAACATTAAGTTAACCTTCATGTATGAATTCTTGCTTAGGGCATTAAACAATGCATGTAAAATTTTCACAATACCAAAAATCGGATATAAACATCTTGCAACTCGTGAAGGTAGTTTATTCGATGGTTATCTTAAAAACATGCCAATGGAAGAAAGAAAGTTTTGGTTTGAAACAGCAACAAAAGAATCGAATTTTATTAATGATAGACCAATTGACATGTCAAGAATGCAAAAGGTAGTTGTTTCTGAAAAATAATTTTAAATTTTGATTGCACGATGAATTGCATGATAAATCGCATGATAAATGAAAGAAGAAGAAATAAACGCACCATATTTTACTGAAAGAGAAGAACAAGCGGTTATTGATTACATTAATTCTAATTCACTTGAAGAAAAGAATAAAATATATAATGAAATACTAATCGAACCTTTCAGGAAAATGATTCAATCTATTTTAAGAAGATACCCCATTCATATTGGTAATTACAATATGAATGAGGTTGAATCTAATGCTCTTACGCATTTGATTGAACATATGGTAAAATTTAACCCAGATAAAATAACAAAATCTGGTAATAAAACTAAAGCATTTAGTTATTGTCAAACAATTATTCGAAATTATTATAAAGACCACAGTAAAAAAAGTTATACTGAAAAGAAAATTAATCTATGTTTCGATGATTATGTAGATGAAATTAATGAAAGTGGTGAATATTCGTATGAAATTGAAACAGAAAATCAGCATCATTTAGAAAAATTAATTGGCGATGTGGTTAATAAAATCGAAGAAAAAATTACCAACGATACTACAACAAAAAAAAATGAGATTATTGTTGGTGATGCAATTATAAATATTTTAAAGAATTGGCATGTATTATTTATGGAAGATACTCCTGAAGGAAAATATAATAAAAGAGTTACTAATAAATTTACTAAGAATAAAATACTCTTATATTTAAAAGAACAAACTGGATTATCCACAAAAGAAATACGTATTGGTATTAAACCATTTAAAGAAATATATTTTTTTGAAAAAATGGAGTATTTGGATGATTAAAGTATATCAAACAATAGTTGATAGAGGACATGGTAATTGTATGCAAGCAGTAATTGCAAGTTTACTTGAAAAACCTCTTGAAGAAGTACCACATTTTCTTGAACAAGAAAGTTGATTTTCACCATTACGTAGTTTTGTGATGAATAATGATTGTGATTATGATGGCATGATACATAACAAATACTATACACAACTTTGGCAAACAAAATTTGATTGTTTTAAAAAGCCAAAATATCATAGACCTTCCTTAATGTCTTCCAAAAGGTTATATCGTGAAGAAGGTGTTAATGAATATTTTTATGCAAGTGTATTATCACCAAATTACTTTAGTTGAGGTGAAAAAATAATGCTCAACATGCAGTAATTATTAATAGAGATTATAATATTGTTCATGACCCAAATCTTAATTATAAAGATTTGTATATGTATCCATTATCAAATCTTTTAAAATTTAATGGTGTTATTGATATTTTTTTAATTAATAAAAAAACACAATAATACGTATTTATATATACTAAAACTATTTTGTCATGCCTAGACCTCAAAGAAAACGATTAAAATTTGACGAAGAAAGTGTAAATAAACTACTTCAAGAAATATATGATGATAGTCATAATATTAGAGCAAAAATTGCCAGATTATTTACAAAATGGGAAACCAAAGTAAAAGAAAGCGGTGAAGTTGCTGCAATTGGTGACCAAATTGTTAAACTTATCGCTGCAGAAGCCAAAAACCAAGACCAGAAAATAATGCTTCTTAAATATTTAAAAGAGGTTGTTTTTGATAATAAAGTTGCTGGTGGTGGAATTAATACAAGTGGTATTAATAATGTTAAGGATGAAGATAGGGGTAGCGTTGATACTGATAGAAGAAATGAATTACTTAATTTTGTTCAAGAAGAATTAGAAAAAAGGAACAATAAAAATTAAGAAAAAATGAGCAGAGCAGACAATAAAAGAGGTGTTTTTAATAACATCAAAGCATATAATTCTTTAAATCAGCAAGGTAAACCACCAACACAAACTGATTTGATGACCTCTGTTAATAATACAAAGGAAACAATACCTTTTTTACTTGATGTATTAAAAACAGTTGCTGGTGCTGGTGCATTAAAAATATTAATTGGAAACATGCTCACCAAAATGGTTGGTGGTGCAGAACCTAAACTAAAAACAGCATTAAAAAAACAATTTACACAATCTAATGCTAGCGACCCACTACCAACAACATTTCGGAATAGTGGTGTTAATATGCCAATTAAAGATATTGATACTACTGGTAAATTAAAAGTAAATCCTTCATTAACTGAAACTGGTGGTAAAATATTATATGGACAACCAAGTGAGAATAATTTTGATTATAAAGCACATGATGCTATTAGATTAAATGGAACACCAGTTAATTGTAATAATATGAGTATTACATATAA